CTGGGAGCAGTCAAACCGGCAGCAGGCGGATCAATATCACGCGCTGTGGATTTGTCCAATGGAGGAATGCTCATCTGCTTACGAATCAAAGCCTCTAGTGGGTCATCAGGAGTCAGTATCTTCGCACCAACTAGGTTACGGAGTGCAAATGTCATCGTTCTAGTGTCTTCCCATTCACCCATACGCCTTACACAAAGCTTAGGATAACCACCTTTGCGCACGAAGTTCATATCCACAAGCTCGCGAATGAGCCATTTGTTGAATGTGGAGGCTACACACTGGGCAATGTAGCGAGTAGATTTGTAGAAGGTATCTAATGATTCCTTGGATACCTCTTTGCTGCCCATGAACGATGCCAGGATTGATTCATAAATTTTAGCATCGTGATGTTCAACAGACGGTATGGGATCTACCGGCTGTCCTTCCAGCTTGGCGAAATATATTTCCCAGTTGTTTGGAATCGTGATATACGCACGTTCGTTAGTCCTAAGGTTTCGCCCAAGGTCATTGGCCAGCTGCTTGTCGGAATCGGTAAACCCCAACGGCATAACGATGACCGGCACACCAATACCATGACGTTCCTTTTGAATCGCGTCAATCTTATACAGAGTATCTTTATAGTACCAGTGCTTAAACGCCGTACGTAATATGGAGGTACCTCTTAGGTCTCCACCTTCCATTTCGAAGACCATCATCAACAGTTTATTAAACGAAATCTCAACTGGATCCTTGGTGAAATCCTGTCCGTTTAATGGTTCCATAACGACGCCAAGCAAATTCCCATAGACATCATAGTTCCAACTCTGTACATCAAGAGGATGTAGCGGAGCCAGACGCTCAAGCACAATTTTGCTCTGAGTAGTATCCCGTTTGTACACTTTTTCAAACGGAAAGAACCCATAGTCGATACAACGCAAACAATCCTCTACAACTCGCTCCCAAGTCGTATCTAGGTCCTGGAACAAGTTATTTCCGACAAAATCAGCTATATTTTGGTCTATTGTGGACTTACTTGCAGGCTCTATATACCATTCTGCACCTTGAATTGGTGTCTTGATAATCCGTAATCCTCCACGCACCGCACCATCGCTTCTACTCATATCATAGAAGGTCCTCAGGCCGCGCCGTTCACGCAACTCTGGAACATGTTCCAGACGAGTCCATGCAGTGAAAGGGCTGGGATCAATAAAGCCCATCTCAGCGAACCCCGTGCCCGAAGATACGAGATTACCGCGCTCGGCCATCTGAATGTACGAACCATTAACGGGGTCATAAACAGCATCGACGATGTCATATCGCTTGGTGAGTTCTCCAAGCTCGGCGGTTTTTGTCGCCCAGTGGTGTTCGATGACGGCTACAGCTTGTTCTTGGCTGTCCAACTTTTCATCCATAGTGTCCACTCTCTAGAACGTTTGGCCGTCCAAACTTACAAAACCACTGCTTGCTAACGTTGGATAGCGCTCAAGGTATTCATTATTCGTGAACAAGCCACTGTCCCCAATACCTTCCTTAAGCTCACCAGGAGAAATCAAATCAGACAATCTGCTTCGATACCCCAGCTCAAAAATATGCATCAATCCGTACCTAAGCGCGTCTAGCGCATGATCTTCACTTTTCTTCGCCATTTCACGCGGGTCTGAGTCCTTAACACCAGGAACAGCTTTGTAATTATTAAATTCGCGAACCAAATTCCTGCAACTGGGATCAACGTAAAGTCCAGGCTTTTTGGTTTTTCTGATCTTCAGAAATCTTTTTACTAAGTCAATACCCTGTCGCCAGTTGTCCTTCGACTTTGGATCCCCAACGCATGGACAAAAATATCTAGTAAGAGTCTCGATGCCTTCAGGATCGGCAGCATCAGCAAATGCCATTTCAATCTTGTAGCCTTTAGGCTGATCCCGATTACGCATGATTTGCATGTGCTCTTCGAGAGTCAAGCCCTTTTCGTAATGCTCGCGCCAGACGTGAACGGTGTCATCTGGAGCCAACTGAAACTCTATCGCAGCGAACGGGTTGACGAACCCAAAGTCGATGCACATAAAGTTGGGCCACTCAGGATTGTATACATGATTGCTAACATGTACCCGTTCCAGAAACTCTTTATAAATTTTACCTGTAAAGCTTGTGAAATCTGCGGCAATCTCCTGAAGGAATGCTTCAGTAGACATGTTGCGCCGCATCCGCTGAATCTCAGGGTCCTGGAACCCACCAGGGAAGATTACCGTATTTTCCCAGGTCGGGTACTGCCAGCTTTGATAGTCCTCCTCGCCGCCGTCCAAACCTAGTTGCCACAGCTCATAAAAGAAGTTCTGGCCTTCCGGAGTACTGGTGAAAATAGCGCTCCCGCGCTTATCCGATATGGCAGGCTCAAGCATTCGATCCCAGGTCTCACGCTGGTGTTTCGCCGTTTCACACATCACAATCAAATCGAGTCCGTCACCCACCAGCGAGTCTTTCCGATCCGCGCTTCTTACCTCAATAGAAGTTCCCCAAGGGAAATTGATAAACATTTCCCCCTGCCTTAGCGAATAGCTTTTCTTAATCAGCGGGTCTTTACCAAACTCCAGCTTGACAATCATGTCGTTCCAAATGACCCGAAACTCTTTCTCGCCCAAAATATAAGTAGGCGCAACAAGCCAAATCCTCTTATCGGGCACCATCAACAGCGGCTCGATATCCTTAGCGGTCATATACGTTTTGCCAGCACGTCTGCCGCAGGCTGCAACCTTGAACCGCGCCATGCTCTTATGGAATTCCACCTGCCTCGGATGTGGTTTGTATCCGATAAGCCTAAAGAATTTGGCCTTATCCACCACCTTTCCACCAGGAATCGTTCCAATCACAAGTAAAACCCCACTCCAGTTTCGTGTCCTATGACAGGCTCAAAATGCGTAACCACAGTTATGGTCTCGGCCACAACATCTCCGTTGACATCATAACTCCGCACCCGAGTTTCAGTCTTACTCACCTGCACTTTTTCGTGTACCTCTTTTTCATCCATTTTTACTCCATTGATACTTACATCCACAATTCTCCCAGCTATGCCCCGATGCTTTGTGTAATATCAAGATGTCGTAATGTGTGTATGTTCAGGCCAAGGTAATTTGCGTGTGATCGATTCCTACGTGTCGTTGAATCATTTTCTGGTATGAGGCGGCTTCAGCCTCCATAAATTCCGCTAATTCAAGCCACCACTCTTCTTCAGTGATGATACCTTTTTTGATTAGTAAACTAACGAGCGCACTAGTTTGCACCATCGAAGAATTAATGCCGACCCTCAAATGTTTTGGAGTTGTTTCTCCTGTTTCATAATTCATGTTCATGTTCATGGCGACCCCCCACTGCATCGCATGAGCAGCAGCCAAATACCTTCTCTTGTACTCATTATCGAAATCTTTAACTACATTCATGACAGCCACACTCGTTTCATGTGATTAGTCCGCACTCCCGTGTGTATGTAAATAGGCACACTTGCAGTGGTTAGTCGGTAGCAAAAACTCAAATCTTCACTCATAGCCAGTAATTTAGTATCGTGCTTGTATCGAAGCTGGTTAAACCAACTATCACCGTATTTTTGTAGAACTGCATCAGCCGCCTCGCGGCTTATCAGTAGGCACCCAGTACCAGTGGCAGCGACCTGCTGCGGACTCTTGGACTCAATGTCCAGGTCATACTTAAGTTGATAATGCGCTGAATCTGCTTGCTTGTCAATAATCAGATCGTACGCCACGACGAAGGGTTCGGTCACATAACCACTGAGACCATCCGGAGAAACTGTGTTCTGCCCGTAACAAAGAGCACCGACTACTGGTTTGTTGGCTTGTAGGAGGTTGGTGACTGTGTCTGGAGCGAACCCCATATCAGTATCTATAAACCAGATGTGTGTTGCTTCCTTGAAATTGATGAATTGTCTCATCAATTCGTTTCTTGCTTCTACTAAGCCGAAGCCCCAAGCTCTCGCGGTTATGGTATCTGGGATAAGATTCTCAGAATATTCAGACATAAGCCACTGTAACGAGCGATGGAAACTAAACGAAACCATGTCTTCATGTGGATATGCGATTAGTACCTTTGGCATCATAAACTCAGACTTTACACTAATGTCTAGGGGGATGTGGATAGTACACTAGGTTGACTATGTTCCTATATATAGCGGGCTGCGTAAATTTAGCTTACTATACTAACTTAGTGTACTATGTTCAATTTCATCCATTGCTGTGAGGGAGACCATACTATACTAACTTAGTGTACTATGTTCAATTTGATCCCCCGCAGTGAGGGGGACCCGCCGTTTTCCCTTTTGTCCGATTTGTACCTTTTAATATAGTTGTTTCATATTGTTATATTTTATACCGTTTTGTTATACTTTGTCCGAAATGTCGCATTAAAAGATCATATAGTATGATATGACTAGATCGCCTTTTATCACTCTCTTCCGTGAAATATGCCCATATGTCCGGTTTTATGCACATATAGGGGGTGGGCGTATGCGCATATGTCTGAATTACACCTTATATGGGCATATAGTGGTGTGTCGCAGATCACAGATCAACTTCCGGTATAGTGTGATATGTCCGACTTGCCCCACAGTATGCCCATATAGTACGCCAGACCACCACCCACTATATGCCCATATGTCTGAATTATACCTTATATGGTCATATTGCTGACATGATATAGTGGACTTAGTCGCCGGAGCTCAAGATCTGGAAAACCTGGAAAACGGGCAAAAGCGGCGGATCAGGAGAAAACAGGACATGTCCACATACAGTTGGACATAGCTGGGGAAATTCTCCTAAATCGTCCTTTAATAACTAAAGAGCGGATACACCACAGTAAAGTGGGATGTTCCCTGTTATATCACGACGTGTCCTACCAAAAACGGACATAGGGAGATATACCATGGAAATTCAGGTTTCAATACTCGAAATCGGTACTTACGTACATATTCCGTCTGAAAGTACGGAAAAAGCGTATGTAGTACTAAGAACCGACACATACCAGGATGAAAGAGGAAAATTCCTGACAATCGTCACAATTCTCCCCGTAAGCGACGAAGGTGACGATTTGGGCAAAGAGTCCAGAACCGTCTATTCGGACATTTTACAAGAAATGTAAATAAATCCGGACATGTCGTGATATAAGAGGGAACATCCGCATACATTAGCACATACCCAGCTATATGCCTCTATATCCGAAATCTCCAGTTGGCAGTCAAGATCAACAGGACAAACCGGACAAAGGGAGCCATAATGCCTGATTTCACCAAAATACCCCTATACTACGACATAGATGACTATGGCGTATGTATCGGAACTATCGTAATGCTTACGGAATTTTACGACGAGTCGGAAGAATACGACAGAACCTACGAAATCGTAGCTTATGACGAGAATTCCGGCGAATACGGAATAGCCGAAATAACGGACGTATCCGGAGAATGGATGGATTGGCGTCCAAACTACGCTATTCCGCTTATATGGGTTTGGAACTATAAAAAATACGCTGCAATCTGACAAAATAGGACATAGAGGTATATAACTGGGTATGTGTGGATATGTCGCATTCATGGTGCTTTGTCCCAATACGAACAAGATCAACAAGACAAAACGGGCATACCCGCCCAAAAGGGGGTGATCCACCCTATTTATAAATAAGGATCGCAAAAACTCAGGAATTCCGCAGGATCCCCTATTCTCTACATTCTACACCAAAGATAGGGGAGAGGGCGTATACGGACAAAGGGGTATATACCATGACAATAGTCATAGATAGCGTCAGAGCGGCACAATCTCTGACACAGCTCCATTTTTGGCGCCTATCGGCCAACATGAAGATCAAGTTTGGCATGGCTCCAAGATCAGGTTGGACAATCCGGGCATTCAACGCAATGTATGGCGTAAACGCCAAAACATGGCAAGATATCTTCAAAGTCACGGATGACACAATCAAGGCAATTCGGGAAGACTACATAAATCAGACGTTGGCCGCAAAAGCCGAGCAAGACACCAAAACTGCCCAATAGCGCAAATACCACAAAAAGGACAGAGCACCACGATTGCGACATATCCTGACGTATCCGGTCAAGAGCCAATTTAAGGTAATAGACGATCTTAAATACTCATGAGTGTTAGATCATCGATCTCGCTAAAAGATCTTCAATCCTCGAAAACGGACAAAGAGGAAATAGAATGTCTTTCTACGACACAATGCGCGATGCCTACGCAAATTCGCAACCACACACATGTTCGGACGAAAGCACGCTCAAGCGGCATATGCCCGCAACTACTGACACAAGGTCAGCAAAGACATCAGGTGACCGCATAGATGGCGAATTCACCATGATCATTACTAAAAACGGGCAAAGGATATTTGTCGGAATTGACGGTCAATACATAAAAAGATAGGACACGCTAATTTTGGGTTGAGTCCCGAGGACTCAATCAGGGCTTCCCCTTAGTCAATCAGGGTAGCCATCATCCTTAGGGATGAGAACCAAAACCGACATAAACCTTAAATTGGCTCTTGTCTGGGTACGTCACCTAGAAACGGACAAAGGAGCTAGAAATGACCACCAAAACGACCAAAGCCCTGCCTTGGTACAAAACGGGCAAAGGCCTCAGCAACGCGGGTATCGGCATAGTCTTCGCGATTGCCGTATACATCTCAGCGGACCACATTATCCACGTGGCGCTACACAACGGACAAATGCCAAATACCGCATATCCGTTGCCTGGCATATTGGACATCTTTGGGCTTTTCTGCGCAATCAAGCGCAGAGCGTCCACTTCGGACATTCAGCGCAAGCTGAACGCTACCGGCATGTGGGGCGTACTGCTCATATCGCTGTGGTTCAATATCGAATTCGCCCTGATGACCAACACGGCACTCAGCGGATTCGCCCTGGCCAAGGCCGTGTTCATCTCGGCCATCCCGGCCTTGATCATCACGCTCGCCGCGGAGATCTTGACCCACGTGCGCAAGACCCCCGCCACCCGCAAGCCTGCCGCGAAGCCCAAGGCACCCGCTAAGGCACCTGAGAGCGCGCCTAAGGCGACAACCCCCTCCACCCCTAGAGCACCAAGGCAGCGCAAGGCACCGGCCGCAGAATCGCTCTCAGCACCGATTGCGGCCTAATCATCTCAGTCAGTTAAGTCATCTACCCCCACCTGACCTGACCGGATCAAGGTGGGGGTAGTTGGCTTAATCGACTCAGTTCAAAATGTCCCAATTTAATACGACATAACACAATTCAATACGATTCAATACGATTCATCATAAAAAAAAAAAAAAGATCCCCCATATATTGATGGATCGCGATTTTCAAGAAATTCCCTAGGCTCACATCACAGCCATTCTGAGCCAAGATCACAAAGGAGGGGTGTATGAGTGAGCGCTTAGACCCGTACGGCCCACGCAGACCGGGAGAGAGCCTGCACGCATACCAGCACCGCACGCTGAGCCGAGAGCGTTACCGCAGCCGTACCGAGCCGGAGTCCTTTTGGATGTCCGTTTTGTTGGAATACATCCAAGATAATCCTGGTTGCTCCCAGATTGAAGCCGCAAGATCACTACATCCGCACAGGTCAGAAGCGCTAGGCAAGAAGCTGATCAGCGTAGCTGAGCGGACGGGCAAGATCGACATCATTGTGCGTCCAGGAAGATCAACCCAGCATTTCCTCCGAGACCAACCAGATCAGTCAATGGATACAAGCTTCTGACCAGCTACGATCCGATTCTCTCTCATATCCTAAGCAATGAAGTCAATGCGTATCTATGACTCCAACTCGCCTACCAGCATCGATCCGATTTACTCTTATATCCTATCTAACCAAGCCCACTAGACCAACTAAGCCAACTTCGTTGGCCTAATCAACTCCTACCATATAGATGTATGAGAAAGCGGATCGGACCTGATTCCATGGGGGGTATCAGCTGACGATCTTCGATGGATTATAAGTACAACATAGTCACTTAATCAGATCAGGTTCTATAGAGGAATTTGGACGCGACCTGACCGCGATAGCCACATCCATCGATAGAGATAGATACACGGAAAAAATCTTGAAATAAAATTCATTCACGTTTCCGATAGTAAAATCTTGAAGAAAACAGGTTGACACCGCTGTAATGGGAGGTAGCATAAGGGTGCTCCACCAGTCAGGCAGACGGGGTCGACTGGTGACGAGACTGTTACTTGACTAACTCAACAATGAGAGAGTGATAACTAGAACACGTTCTCGTTTTGTCCCTATAGAAGGATTCGGATTTGACGCAGGTCAGAGACTTGTCATATCCATGGGGATCTATGAGAACACGTTCTACTTTTGCGCCCAGACGTGGTTTGAGCTGGGCATATTCGTAAGGATCGATGACAAAACTAAGTGAACCATGTTGCCGTTCGCTCTGCATATTGTGGATCTCATTCGATGAATGGGGGAGATATTGCAAAAAGAGTGATCTTATTTATGGATCGCGGAATTCTGAGAATTCCCTGAGTTGTCGTTGGTCCGGCTCATATCCCCACAAACGGAGGGGG